TTTCTCTTGGAACCAAGCTAACATGGGACGGGAGCGCACTAACCGTACAGGGTACATTGAAATTTCCCGATGGTTCTGAACCAATTGATGAAGACGACGCAGAAGACGCCGCAGAAAATGTAATAACGAGCGGCTTTGTGGGTGGGCTAACAATATCTTCTAGCAAGATGTATTATGGGGCAGGCTCATTCGCGTCAAGCGATACTGGTTTCTATGTAGCCAAAAATGGGGGAACAACAAATTTCTCTTTGGGCAATAAACTTTACTGGGACGGGAGCGCACTAACCGTACAGGGTACATTGAAATTTCCCGACGGTTCTGAACCAGGAACTTTTGATGACGGAGACGCTTTAACCGGTGGATCTATAGGTGGACTAACTATAAATTCTAACAAAATATATTTTGGATCAGGAACTCACAACAACGAATCAACCAAATTTTATGTAGATAATACTGGTAAATTTTCTTTGGGCAATAAATTTTCCTGGGATGGGAACGCATTAAGCATTACTGGCAATGTTGTTATTACTACTGGATCAATAAACATTGGGGGTGGAAAATTCACAGTAAATAGCGATGGAGTAATCAATTCAGCAGACGGACAAATTGCTGGTTGGACTTTGGGCCCACACGGTTTTGTGGGTTCTGGTGGTTCAAAGATGAATGTGAGCGGAGACGCAGAATTTAGCCAACTTAGAATTACAGGTCTTCTTGAAACTACGTCCGACGCCGGCACAAATGTGGGAGGGAATGGAATAATGTATACAAATTCCAATCCCAATAGAATGAGATTAGATTGGCAGAGTCCCAATTTGTACGCATGGGTTGACGGCGTTCAAATAGTGCTCATAGGAAGTGCTTCAGATAGAAGACTCAAAGAAAATATATCAGATCCACTAAGACTTGGGGATTATTGGTTGGATAAGATATTTAACAAAATAAAAATTTGGGAATATGTTCCATATGATTTGTTCAATGAGGATTTCACAGATATTAGGGTAAGATTGGGTGTTATGGCAGATGAGATGGTCGATGTATTCCCGGAATTAGTTGCATGGACTGATCCCTCTAAAGGCGAGGATGTGTATAGCGCCGTAGACTACTCTGGGTTAACACCAATTTTAACTTTAGCAATACAAAATCTTAATAATAGACTTAAGACATTGGAAGAAAAGGTAAAAAATTTGATATAATAATGGCAATTTTTAGGACTTGATTTTGTGAATAAGAAAGTGGTACAATATAGTTACGTTTAAAACTTTTTCAACACAGGTGTACTGTAGACATATTGATGGATAAGTGGTATAATAAAATCATGTCTAAAATCGTATCTGCAGATACCAAGAATAATGCATCAACAGGGACTCCTATGCAAAATAAAAAAAATATAAATGAAAATTTTTCAAGTAATGAATCTAATTTAGATATTAACTTAATTATAGTATCTTTTCAAGAAAAATTAACTCAGATAATGACTGAATTGGTTGTAAAAGAAGCTAAAATAAAACAATTAACAGCAATAATTGAAAGACAAAAAGGACATCAAGATGAGTGACAATAATGAAGTAAAAATAGAAACAAATGAAAGTAATCCAAAAAAAACTGAGTTTGTAGTTGAAATTAAGATTAGCGATAAAAATCTTTCGTATCGTTCAGACTTTTCTGAAGCCGAAACGATTTTTTGGCTTGAATCAGTTAAAGGACTGATTATTAAGAATACTTTTGAGAAAGCTGGGATCTCACAAAACTAAGTTATAAAAACTATTAAAATTAGTACTATTTTAATTAGTTTTTATAGGAGACAATAATGGCTTTAAAAGATTATATACCCTTTCGTCAAATAGAGGGTTTTCCTGGCTATGATTTTGTGGCCAAAACAATAGAACCAGAGGATGTACAAACAATTTCAAAGGCGATGAAAATTGCCGCCTTGGCACTTGGCTATAGAGGCTCTACCTATTGGTATAAGGCTAGAAGCACATTTGAGCCTTCTCCATATGACTTTGAAAGAATAATGCAGGCTGTTGATACAGACTCATATGTTAAGCAAGCTATCAATAAATATAAAGAACTCTTTTGGAAAGAGGGCTGGCAAATTATTGGTGAAAATATAGAAGCAGTTTCTTATTTATACCAAAGAATAGATTTTATGGAAATGGCTATGAAAAGACCATTTGCAGATTTTTTATTAGAGATTTCAGATCAATTGTTTAAATATGGAAATGTTTTTATTGTAAAAGCACGTGCTGACATATCAGAATATTTCCCGATAAAATTAAATCCCGTGTCTGGAACCGAGCCAATTGTTGGCTATTATCTTATACCAACTGAACAAGTAAGAATAATGAGGGATAAGCATAATAGGCCAAAATTCTATGAACAAATGACTGATCCACTAACATATGCTCCTGTAAATAAAAATCCAGTTTGGTCAGCAGATAGAGTTATACATATAAGTCTTGATAGAAAAACTGGAAGAGCTTTTGGAACCCCATTTCTTGCGGCTGTTTTAGATGACGTTGTTGCCCTTAGACAAATAGAAGAAGACATTCAAAATTTAATTCACAGAGAATTATTTCCACTATACAAATATAGGATTGGAACCCCAGAACAACCAGCTGAACCAGATGAAATTGATAGAGCAGCCGTAGAAATAGAAAATTTAAGATCAGAAGGTGGATTAATCTTACCCCATAGGCATGATATAGAAATTGTTGGTTCTGGGAACGAAGCGTTAGATGCGTCAAAATATCTTGATCATTTTAAAGAAAGAGTATCTGTAGGTCTTGGTTTGGCCCCCCATCATTTGGGCATTGGTATGAATGGTGGGAATAGATCGGTAACCGATAGATTGGACATTGCTCTGTATGATAAGATAAAAAATTATCAAAAGATATTTTCTGAAATGATAAGACTGTATATATTTAACGAGCTTTTATTTGAAGCTGGTTTTGACCCAATAGTCAATCCAGCTGAAAAAAATATATCAGATAGATGTTTCTTTAAATTTAAAGAAATTGATGTTGATACTCAAGTTAAAAAAGAAACACATATTATGCAAAAATATGCTAATTCATTAATTACTTTAGATGAAGCAAGAATAGAACTTGGTTTAGATCCAGATGTTGATGAAGAAAATCTATTTCCATCAATACAGGGCAGGGTTCAAATTGATATATCTCAAGCTCAGGCTCAAATAATGGGACAAAAGAATTCTACTAAATTTACTGATATTAAAAAAGATGGGGACAAACAAGCCTCTGCGCCCAAGGGTCAAAGAAACCTTCCGTCAAATAGAAGAGGAACCGGAAATTCGGTAAGACCAGCAAATCAAAGTGGTAGAAATAATTCTCCAAATATTAGAAGATCTGATATGTCTTGGTTATCTGCAATTGAAAATGCGCTGGAAAAAGACTATAATGTAGTGTATACTAATGAAGATCAAAATCCAATTAAAGATTTAGTTAAGGATAAAAACACAAATGACTTTAATGATTAATTCTGAAATTTCAAAACAATATCTTTCTGAAGAAAACGCAATTGAAGGTTTTAAAAAAGCTGTAGCCAATAATCAAATAAGACTCGCACTGCAGATTCTTGTTGAAATAGTCGATGCTTTTATGGAAGGCTTTCAAGTTTTGATGGAAGAGTCAGAGGAAGAAAACGCCTCACAAAAAGTGGTTGAAAATCAACAACAAAAAATAAATACATCGGTAGATTTAGAATCTACAAAAGATGAAAAAGAACCAGTAAAACCAATAGCAAAAAAAGAATCTAAAACAGCTGAATAAAAAATGAAACTTATTATAGGATGTCCAATCTATAAAAGAGATTGGATACTACCTCTCTGGATCAGATGCATATTAAAGCAATCATTGGATATTTCCAATATTGGTTTTGTTTTCGAAACCTCTCCTGACGATATTGCCACCGTCAAGGCGCTTCATGCTTGGAAAAAAATTGATCCTAGAATTCCTTTGTTTATAATTAATGAAAGAAAAGACATTAATCATTATGAGCATAAAAACAACGGAAGACAATGGACATTGTCTAAATATCATAATATGATTTCTTTAAGAAACTCTCTTCTTAGAACGGTTAGAGGGTATCAGCCAGATTATTATTTTAGTCTCGATTCAGACGTACTTGTGCAAAACCCTAATACTTTAGAGCTTTTAATCGCACATGTTAAAGCCGGGGCCGATGCCGTTTCTCCTCTCATGTATATGACGCCAGTAGGTGTACAATTCCCAAGTGTGATGAGTTGGAAAAATGAAGTTGGCGCAATTGCATACAGGGAGAATTCGTATCCACTCGGTTCCTTTTTTAGGTCAGATATAATAATGGCTGCAAAAATGATGTCTAAGGATGTCTATAATCAAGTGGACTATGTGTTCCATCAACAGGGGGAAGATTTGGGTTGGTCAGCCAATGCAACTCAAAATGGTTTTTCATTATTTTGTGCCTCATATATATATGCGCCCCATATTATGTCTCCAGTGCATTTTGAAGAATATAAACAAAATGGAGACAAAAGAAGTTCTGAAATATTAGAAAACCTAGTAAAAGTCTGATATAATCATATAAAATTGTTTAATGTTATAAAAACAAATTACTATAACTGTAGTTCTTAAAAATGGAGATATAAATGGCTTTTGATTTTGTTGAAACTTTTATGGTTCAACTTCCGGATTTTTCTGGTGTAGATTTTAATTTTTCTGAATCAAAAAATTTAAATAAAGGTTTAATAATTGAAATAGCAGCAATTCACGAACGGATTGACGGCTAATTACAACAATTATTCGGTTCAGGCCCTTGAGAGCGCCTTACAATCATGGGTTGAGCCATACCCAAAACCAATCATTCTTAATCATGATTTAAATTCCGAGCCAGTGGGCAGGGTTATGGCCGCCAAAATGGACAAAGAGGAAGACGGATCCTCATTTGTTAGATTGCAAGTCGCAATCACCGACCCGATTGCAATACAAAAAGTTGTAGATAAAAGGTATTTGACGGGATCAGTTGGCGGTATGGCCGGTAAAGCAATATGTTCAATTAGTGGAGAAGATCTAGCGGCAGAATCAGAAGACGGCAGACCAAAATTAATTAAGTATAAAAGAGGTCAAATTTATAAGGGTAAATTAGCCTTTATAGATATGCAAGATATATCATTTAAAGAATATTCTTTTGTTAATCAACCATCAGATGCTAAATCTGGTGTGAGGGGGCCTGGAATCAAAGATGCTAAGGTTGAAAATTCATCAAATGATTGGGTAGCAAAGAGTTCAGCCTTCGTTTTAAGTATGAACGAAGAAGATATTTACTCGGTTGAAGAACATAAATCAATATTAAAGGGTCTTAAATCTAAAGAATCAAAACCCGTTTATATGCATTTGAAGGGGGCTTTTTTGACAGCTTATGCTGTTCATGAAAGCGAAAATTACAAATATACCAATGATTCATTACTATACGTTGGAAAAGATAAAAAAGATATTCTTGAGGAGAAATTAAATATGAAAGATGAAGTCAAGAATGAAGATATATTGGCTACTGTTGAAGAGCTTAGTCAAGATTTGTCTCATGCAACTTCTCCATCCCCGTCAGAGGAAACTACAGACGCAGCACAAAACAAAGAAGAGGCTACTGTAGCAAAAGAAGAGGAGTCTACCAAAAATGAGTCTAATGAATCCAAAGAAAATAGCGGCTCAGAGTTAATAGCGGCATTGGATAATGCGCTAAAAATTGCTAAAGAAAATAACGATCAATCTTTGGTCGATATTCTTTCTGCAAAAATTAAAGATTTAGAAAATGTAAAAGCACCGGCAATTGATGCGGATTCAGACATAACTGAACAAGCATCAAAAGAAGATGCAAAAGGATCTGAAGAAGTTTCGGCTTCAAAAGAAGAACAGGTTGATACTGTTGACTCTTCTGAGGCCACTACTTCTAAAGAAAATGAGAAGACTGAAGAGTCAAAGACAGACCTCACTGGCACGATAAAAGCCGATGAG